TTGTGTGCTGTTCGACATCAGCGTTACCTCGTGATGGTAGTGGTGAGCGGATACCCGAGCCCAACATCCGCAGAGACTTGGTAAATTTTCAGGTAGAGCGTCGTGCGATTTGATCCGAAATCGGCCACCTGTTGGGCGCTGGGGTACGCACACGACGGCGTACTCGCCGTGATGCGTCGTTTGACGGTGTTGTACCCGGCGTCAGCGTAGATTTCGACGATGTACTGCTCGGACGATTCGGACAGCGCTGCGTCGACGAAATCGCGCCATTCTCCACCGGCGCGAGTGCGGCGCACCCACGTCAGGGTCCAGTCGGCGGTTGATGGGTGTCGGCTGCCGTTGAGCGCGATCGGGGACAGCGGTTTGAGGTTCACTCCCTGGTAGGTGAACTGCCGATCGGTGTCGGTGCCGATGTCGCGGCCGAGCGTGATTCCTCTGTAGAGGTAGGGGCGACCGATATCGGCCGTGGCGGCCTCGATAACGGCCACGTCGGCCGGATCGAGAAGCAGCAGCGTGTCACCCGGTGCGTGCAGCCCCATGGCCCACTCTGTACCGGCGAGACCTCGCAGCATGTCCTGCAGTGCGTACCGCGTACCGCCGAGCGGGGTGATGGTCTGCGCGGCGAGAATCTCCCACCGGCCGGGCGCGCCGTAGGCGCAGGCGTTTGCGCCGCCGAGCATGGCCAGGCGACTGACGCTGTACAGCGCGCCCTGGCGCAGGTTGACGGTAAGGACGCCGGTGTGGTCGACCAATCGGGGCTCGACGGCGACAAGGGCGTTTTCACAGGCGCCGAGCGTCGCGCCGGGCGCCGAGAAATCGCGCAGGACTTCCCACGTTCCGCCGGCGTCTGTCGATTGCATCAGTACGCCGCCCGGCCATCCGCTGGCGCCCGACATGGCGGCCAGGAACGACGGCCCCGACTGCGCGCTGCTCACTGTCGGGACGTCGAGCAGCACATAGGACGAGGAGACGATGGGGCGGACGGTGCCGCTTCCTGTGACGGCGGAGGAGGAGCCGACTGCCGATGAGGTGTATATCGCCGCGTCGGCGTATCGGGCTGTGCATTCCAGCAGCCCCTCGCTGGTGTAGTGCACCGCGGTCAGGCGTAGCCGCATATCGCCGTCCGCTGCGGTTTCCAGGGTGATCGTGTCGCCCGGTTCGAGGTGCGCGTAGGTGGGCGGCAGGGTAAACGCCACGTCGTAGCGCTCGCGCCAGTAGAGGTAGAGGAGGACCTCGGCCACACGGGCGGCCTCAGTCGATGTGAGCACGACGGATAGATCGAGGACGCGCTCGTTGACCGCAGAGCTGTTGAGTCGCTCGGCGTACTGGGCACCGGTGTCGTACTCTCGATCTCGATCGAGATGCCGAACGGTCACGCGCCGCGGCAGTTGCGCGTCAATTTCCCGCGCTGTGGTGATGCGCACGCCGGCGGGCTGGCCGGCCGGGCGTGCGTCGAGATCGTCTTCCGGTATCGTCGCGACCGACGCGCCACCCCGCGGGAAAAACTGGACGACATAGCCGTGCTGACGCAGATCGAAGGGCCACACGGCCTGTAGCGGCTCCAGCGCGCCGCGGATGGCGCCGATGGTGGCGACTCTGTAGCCACGGAGGGTTGACGTCAGCGCGCCCGCGTCGATATCCGACGCCGCAAGACCGGCCAGGCCGCATTCTGCGCCGACGACTGCAGCCAGCGTGTCGTCAGTGCTGGTGACGCCCAGGCTGACGGTGTAGCAGACATCGCCATCGTTGGTCGGAACGGTAGAAAATACCGCGCCAGAGAACGCCGTTGTTTCTTCCCCATACGCCACGCCTGCCGTTGCGGGTACGCTGGAGAACGACCACGATGTCCCGTCGGGAGAAATCGCGAAATTGTTTCCGCTGCTGACGAAAAAAACCCCGTTTCCGTAGCGCATGACCTGCCAGAACGCTGTGTTTTGCACGATAACGGCAGGGGAACTCCACGTTATTCCACCGTCGGTGCTAATTGAATAGCTAGTCGCTGCGTTTCCTACAATGCCGACGATGATTGACCCATTCGACGCTGCGGAGAGCAGGCCGGTGTCGGTACCGAATGTGAACGTGCGCTGGGTAAACGTCTGGCCATCATCATCAGACGTAAAATAAATGCTGCTATTGGTTCCCGCGATCAGAATGCGGGCGTTATGGGCAATACAGCATGAGACGCTTGAGAGAGAGGACGGCAATGCTCGGTCAACCCAGGTCTCCCCACCGTCCGCAGAGATTGTGACCGCGCCGGACGAGGCCACGCACCACACGGCGCCGTTATGCGTGATCGGGCCGTTTCTATAGGATATGCTGTGCACCGACCAGGTTTCACCATCGTCGGTGATCACCACACGTGTCGGCGAATACGAAAGCGCGCACACTTGTCTACCGTAGCCGTGAACCGACCGCCAAAATCCTGCTACGGGAAAGGCCCGCACGGACCACGATAGCCCATCTGTAGTGTGCAGATACTTGTCGGTCGGGCTCGGCGTTTGGCTGATAGCGACGCCGCCCCACTCGGCAAAAGCGGGTTTCCACTGGCTTTGCCCACCGGCGGCGGGGACGTTTCCTGTCGACACGCGCGGCGCGATCGCGCCGAGGGTGACGACTTCGACGCGCACTTGCGCACCGAGCAGGCTATTCGAGTAGCGTGCCAATGGGAGATCGTAGAACACGATGTAGGCCAGCCCGCGCCAAGCGGGGGTGTTCGCGACACCGAGGGTTGCCTGCAGGCGCGGGTCTGGTTCTTGGGTGTCCGTCCCGGTGTAGAGCGTGAACCCCTCCGCGGCTTGGTTGCTGGCGATGATGGCGGCGTGGTCGTCCGACCCGGCGTCGTAGATCAGGTCGGCGCCGACCCAGATCCGGCGAGCGCCAAAGATCGGGCCTTTGCACAGGCCCACCGCAAATGTCGCCGAGTAGGTGTAGGTGCGCGTGGTCGATACCGCGCCGCCGCCCTTTCCGCCCGACTTTTTCTTGGTGACCGTTTCCTTCAGGCGGTTGTTTTCCAGCCAGATGAGGTTCCCGGTGACGGTGACGGTGCCGTACGCGCGGGGGATGACGGCACCGTAGGTGCTGCCTTGTACGGTCAGATCGGTGAGCCGCGGGCCGTTGATGGTCGGCCCTTTTGGGGGGTCGAGCGCGCCGCCAGCCAACATTCCGATCTGCGCGCCGTACAGCGCGCCATACCACGAGCCCTGTGGTCCGCCTCCTGCGAAAAACCCGATGATGGCGCCGGCGACGCCGCCGAGAATCTGCCCGCCGCTGCTCATGCGAGGCCTCTAAACCGGTAGACGCGCACGATGCGCGACACCCACACATCGGCCAGGCGGTGTTCACAGCACATACCGGCTGCCTCGTAGGCGTGCACGATCGTTCCGTCGTGCGTGAGGAAGGCGAGGTGCTGCGGTTCTGCCGTGAACCGCATCAGCAGCAGGTCGCCCGGCTGGCGATCCTCGATGCGCGCGACGCGCTGCAGGCAGGGCTGGCTGTCAAGCGATCGCTCGAGCTGGCCCTGTGCAGGGGTGCGGCCGTAGCCGGAGACATCGAGATGCCCGGCGCCGATCTGGCGGGCGACGTGAATCGCAACGCCGGCGCAGTCGAGCCCGAAGGACGCGATTCGCCCCTGGTGCCGAAACGGCGTGCCGAGGCACTGCCGGGCGGCCGTGATGATGTCTTCGGCCGTCATGCGCCGCCCTGCCCGATCTGCGCATAGGTGCTGTGCGTGGGAATCCATGGAAACCCCCCGAAATTGGCGACGTTGGAAAACGTCGCCGTGCCATTCCAGCGGTTCTGACAATCGGCCAGGCGCTTGCGGCAACCGCGCACCATGCTGTAGGCGTCGCCAATCTGCGGCGGGTAGTAGAAGGGCTCGAAGGTCTCGATGGTGCCGTCCGCCGCGTGCGCCTTGATTTCGATCGGCTTCAGACCGGCGTTTTGGCCAGAGGTGAATCGAATCGTTCCGGCGCCGAAGGTGTCTGCCGGTTCGGTTCGCGTTGCGTCGCGGAAAAGCGAGGCGCTGGTGACGGCAGTCAGCGTTCCGGTGACGGTGTTCGCCGCCAGCGAGACGCCGCAACCGGCGTACTCTGTGCCGCAGAAAACCTTCGGGCACTGCGCGCCGTACACGTCGCCGACGGTCTGATTGAGCGCATCGATCAGGGACACGCCATCGATGACGTAGCGCTCATCGCGCAGCGTGGTTTTGCCGAAAACGCCGGCGGTGATCGGCTCTTCGTCTTCAACCGGCGCACGCCAGGAGGTGGCAAATCCGTACACCCGCGCGCCGTCGAAAATCCCGCTGGCGACGGTGGCGCGGCTGATCCCCGAGGCGCCGGCAATGCCTTCGAGGTCGATCGCAGAGGGGCTGAAACCGTCGGTTGCGGACACGCCGGTGAACTGGTAGCCGGCAGTCGACAGGTACGTGTGCCCGGACATGATGATGTCGCGCGGGTGGTCGGTGAGGTAGATCGGGCTACCCACGATAGGCACGATGCGCACGCAGAGCACGCGATAGCGGTAGTCGGCGACGACGGGCTTCATGGGTTCAATAGCTCGATCAGGTCGATCGATCCGCAATCGCGGACCGACGGGGAAAGGGCGGTGAGTTCGATTTCAGAATCGAATCGGCAGGGGATATCGAAATAGCAGCCGGCGGTGATAGTGTCGGTGATCAGCGGCGCCGGGGTGATCGTGACGCGTCCGGTTGTCGTGTCGATCGCCAGTCCGGAATTGATCGTCACGCCGTTTTTGGCAACGAGGACGCTGCCGGCGACCGGTTTGTAGAGGTTGCGCACCGGATAACCGATACTCGGCAACGCGCTGCCGTTGGTGCCGTAGTAGGTCCGCAGTTGGTAGATTCCGCTGGCGGTATTGGCCAGTACCCTGTCCATCGGCGTCGGCGTGCCGGTCAGGGCGTTCGTGCTGAAATCGTCGAGGCATTTGACGCGGAAACCGGCGAACCGGCCATAGGCCCGGTGGTAGAGCGCGAGGACGCGCGCCCACAGGTCGGCCTGATCGCTGGTGAAATTGATGTGAAACGAGCGCACGGGGAACGGCTGAACCAGTCTGCGGTACTCGGCGCCGCCGGCGGTTCTGGTGATTTGCACGGCGTAGGCGTCGGAGTAAGACATGCCGAGTCGGACGTCCACCGGCAGGCGCTCCTCGAGGAATTCAGGCATAGCGCGCGGTCCCCTTTATCGCGGCGGCCACTTCACGGGCGATTTGCCCGGACGACCGGCGCATGTCGGCGGCGCTGCCGCCCGCGCCGCTCAGGTTGATGGTGATGTGGTTGACCTGCTGCTCGGAAGCGCCGTTGTTTTTCCCTGCCGGGATGATCTTTTCGCCCTGGTGGACGACGGCGAGCATGTCGCGCGGGACGTAGTCGGTGCCGCTGGCGAATCCGAACAGGCCGGCGACCTTCGAGAGCAGCGAAACCGCGCCATTGGCGAGGCCTCCGGAGTCGATCCAGTTTTCGGTAGCGCTGCCGGCGCCGGACATCGTCGGCGATCCCCCGAATCCGTTCAGGAGGAGGGACAGCAGCCCGCCGTTTTTCGGCGTGCCGACCGTACCGATCAGCCGATTGGCGAGGTCCGCCGCCACCGCTTGCGCGATCATTTTCTGGACGATCACGCCGAAACCTGCCAGCATTCCCTTAACCCCTTTATCGAATGGGTTGAAGAGAAAATCGGCCATTGCGCCTTCGATGCTTTGATAGGCGTTGGTGAACAGGTCCTCGGTGGTCTTAGAGGCATTGCGCGCCTTTTCCATGTAATCGTCATAGGCGCGAACGGCGCCGTTGCGCCAATCCTCGTCCGCGGCGCGGCGGGTCTCGTAGTCGCGCAGCATCGCGGCCGTGGTTTCGCTTGAGGCCGCGCGCAGTTCGTTCTGCGCGGCCAGCGATAACGGCCGGTGCGCCTGCTGCGCACGGAAGATCAGATCTTCCACTTGCTGCGCGTTTTGGTGAGCGATCACCAGGCGGTTTTGCTCATCGACGGTTTCGCCCATGATGGCCGTCTGGAATTGGTACTCCTGCGACATGCGGCGAACGGATTCCGCATACTGTTCGATCTGCTGCTGGTCGAGCGCTTCGTGGTAGCGCTCGATTTTCTCGGCCGCTTCGGTGTAGCGCGGCGAATTCCGGTTGATGGCCTCGGCGCCGGCGAGCTGTTCGAGCCGTAGTTGCATAGCGGCAAATTCGGACTCGTTCAGCTTTTGCAGCATCGTGTCGAGCGATTTGACATAGGCGTCAAACGGGCTGGATTTCTCGCCGACCAACTTTATGGCCTTTTCCGTCGGAGCGCGCGAGGTGTAGCCGTCGAGCGTCGGCTTTTTCGCTTCCTTCGCCGCGCGGTCTTTGGCTTCCTGCGCCGAGGTGCCGAGCATCGTGCGCAGGCGGTCCGAGTAGAGCGACACTGGCTCTCGGTTTTTCGCCAGGCGCGCATCGAGGCCCGCGAAGTATTTCTCGTTTTCTGCCTGCAGCGTCGCGAACGCCTGCTTCTTCTCGTCGAGCGATCCGGAAACGGCGATGCCGGCCAGCGCGCCCACGGTGTAGATGTTGCGCCCAATGCGCTCGATAGGCGTGGCGACTTCGATCGCAACCGCCTTGATCAACTGAAACTGATCGAGCACGTGGGCGACGGCCATGGCGCCGGTTTCGGCCCACGATTTGATTGAGCCATCGGCCGCCAGGTTCTTGACCGCCTGCTGTACGCCGCCGGTTTCGTTTTTGACGTCGAGCAGCACCTTGATGAAATCGGAGACGATGGGAAGCACTTGCACGGCGATGACTTTGTACAGCGCGTCTTTGGCGGCCGTCAGTCGATTCAGCGTTTCAATGTACTCGCTGGCCTGGTCGGCCTGCTCGCCGGTGGTCTTGGCGACAAGGGCGCCGTTTTCCGCCAGGGCTTTGAGGATGGGGAGCTGCTGTGCGCCGGATTTGCCGAAGATATCCTGCACCAGTGCCGTCTTGCCCATGCCATCGCGGTATTCGGCCAGCCTGTCGGCGATTTCCTTGTAGGCGGCGGCGCTGTCCATTCTGCGCAGTTTCTCGGCGGAGAGGCCGAGATCGGCCAGCGCTTTCCCGGCGCCCTTGGCTTCGTCGTCCGTACCGGCGAGCGACTTCGACAGGCGCGTTATGCCGGCTTCGACCAGATCCATGCTTTGATCGACGATCTTGGCGACGCCGGCAATCGCCGATAGGTTTTCGACGCTGGCGCCGGTTTTCTCGCTCATGTCCTTCAGATCGTCCAGGGACTGAGTCACCGACTGAAACTTTGAAACGAGGGTGTTCAAGCCGACGCCGGCCGAAATGCCGATGATCGCCAGACCGATGGCTTTGGTGGCACTGGCGGCGATGTCACCGGCTTTGGCGATGCGATCGAAAGCGCCTTTCGCCACGGCTTCGGCTTTCGTCAGATCGGTCTCAAAGCGCGCGATGTTGGCTTCGAGGCTGACAACGAGCGAACCAAGGTTAGCCATGATTTCCCCCAAACAGCGTGTGGCGAATCAAATCCGCCTGTTCTTCCGGCGTGGCCATCAGGACGGCGGTTTCCGTTGGCCGAGGCAGCGCTTCGAGTGACGGCATGAAGTCGGCCGGCTGAGCCGGTCCGGCGTTTTCGGCGCGTTGTCGGCCGGCGTAGTTGGCGACGGTTGAGCAGATCATTCCGGCGCGAAAATCCTCGCGCAGTTGGCCGATCGGCTCGATTTGCAGGTAGGCGTACCACTCGGCCAGTTGCCGGCTGTCGAGACTGGCAAGCAGCGCGTCCGGATGGACGAAACCGAGCGCCAGGCACAGGCGGAAAAGCTGCCGCCGCCTATGCCTGGCGCTCAGTTTTTTTCGATGGCGGCTTCGGCCTGGCTGCCGATCCCGTTGAGCCGCTGGGCGACATCGAAAAGCCGGTCGAGGACGGCAGCCGATTTGCCGCCGAGCAGCGCCGCGTCGCCATCGTTGAACAGCCGCGCGCCGCGTTCGTCGACGATCGCCAACGCGAGCAGCCGCGCGCGCAGGTTGTCCAGATTTCGCTTCTTTCCGTCTTCTGCCACGAGGCCAGACTCGAAGGCGTCGCGCTCGGTTCCGGTGAGCGTGCGCACGCGCACTTCGCCGCCCCATTCGGGAACGGCTACGGTTTCGGTTTTGAGATCTTCGGCGGCGAGGATCGCGGATTTGTTGAGGATTGCCATGTCGTCATCAACTCCAGGCGATCGCGCCGGAAATCCGGATTTGCGCGGCGCGTTTGACGATCTGGTCGACGCCGCCCGACGAGGATACCGATTTGACGTAGCCGGTAAACGTGGCGGTCGGCGTGGCGCCGCTCGGGAGGACCAGCTTGAACAGCTTGGCGGCGCCGGAAATCTGGGCGGCCACCAAGGCCTGCTGGCCGGCGTCGCTGTTGTCCTGATCCAGGTCGATCTGGAAGTTCCCAGGGTCGGTCAATCCGAGCAAAAACTCCTTCGCCGTCGACGACATGTTCGTCTTGTCGAGTTCGCTGGCCTGGCCATCGAACCCCGAAAAGCTCTTGATGTTGTTGATCTGCGTGAAGGCGACCGGCGTCGCGGTGCCCGAACCGGCGGTGACCGTCTTGCCGGTGGTGTCGACGCTCACGGCAAAGGTGTTCGTCGTTTTGTCGCGCACGACCAGCGTCTGTCCGTTGAGCAGCGCGGCATCGGCGCCGGTCAGCCCGGCGAAGGTGACGACGTCGCCATTGGAAAAGCCGTGCGCCGCTGAGGTGAGAATGGTCGGGTTGCCGACGGCGACACCGGTGATGGTTTTCGCGCCACCCGAGCCGGTGGCGATTTGCACGATGCTGCCCTGTGCGGATATTGCAGTGGATGGCATGTTGATGCTCCTTGAGTAGTCGCCCGTCGATGATGGGCATCAGGTGAGCCAGAGGGAGAAATCCTGGCTGACTCGGTAAAGGTGGGTGTCGTCTTCGAAAAAGTCCTGAGCGGACAGACACACGTTGTTGATCGCTGACTCGGCCATGGCGATCTGGATGGATTCGCCCAGCGTGGCGGCCGTCAGGGCGTCCGGCGCGTAGGCGTCGATCTGCACGCGGACATTCTGCAGATTGCTGGCGCCGTTGGTGCTGTTGTTGACGACGGCGACAATGCGCTGCCAGACGATGTAGGGCGCCGGGGTATTCTGCGCGGCGCGCAGATTCCACAGGCCGCCGACAGCGAACGGGGCAAGCGGGGCGAGGACGTCCTGCAGCAGGCCAGCAACGCCCCCGTCGAACCACTCGCGCGGGTCGTCGAAGAGGGCAACGGGGTCGTCAAAAGTAGCCATGATTACGGCGCTGGATAAGCGGGCGGTTGAGTACCGTGGGCGACGTCATCCGCCAGGTCGGCTCTACTGCGCCGGAACTAGACCCGCGGCTCTCGCCGCTCCGAAGAAGATGCTGATGAGGTCGCGCGAAAGCAGATCGACCGGGCGCGCGCCTACCACTTGCGCAGTGCGCCGATTGTAGGTTTCAAACGTCACCTTCCCGGTTCCGTCCGCCAGGTTGTAGCGCACCTGTCCGATCGGCTCTTCGATGCGCCGGCCATCATGAAAAACGGACTGCCGGACGACATCGAATACGAGAACCATTGTTCTCTGGACAGGGTCGATAAAAAGCTCTCCATGATTCGTTGTTATGCCGGTCGTCACTTGAACGGCCGTTTCAGAGAGGAAATCGTCACGGTTTATGGGCATATGCGACCTCAGTTAAGGACAAGGAAATTGACTCTGGTTTCCGCTGATGCGGCGGCGTTCCCAGTCAGCGTGAAACTGCCGCTGGCAGCGACGGCGACGACCGATTTCAACGTCGCGTCTGCCGTGGCAACGGTCGCGATGATGACGCTTGACGCCGTCACGCGGTTATTGGTGACGACCACGGACGATTGGCCGGCGGCGATGTTGACCGACCCCATCTGTTTGTTGATGGTCTGTGCGCCGGTTGTACCGGCCGGCGTTATGGTCTTGTCTAAACGCAAGTCCCCGGCGATGGCTAACGCTGGTGCCGTACCGACCGTTGTGAGCGTCGTCACGCCGGATGACGACACGTCGACCGTGCAGTAGTTTGACGTGTCATACCCAATCCGCACCAGCGCCGCTGGCGCGATTGCGTGAATCGCTGCAGCCGGGGACAGGGTGCCGATTCCAATCCTCCCCTCGACGGCCAGGCCATTGGTGGGAAGCTGCGAGACAATTGCCGAGCGGTAACTTGAACCTACTCCAATTGCGCTCTGCATGTTCGCCGGCGCTGTGGTGGTTATCGATAGGCCGGCTAGACGCACACGCGTATCTGCTACACCGTGGAAATTACAGAGCAGCACGAACCGCGCAAATGCGGCGCCGTCGGGGATGGTACACGCTCGATTCGTCTGCCACGGGACAGCGCGGCTGACAAACGCCTCCAAATCTGTCCATCCTAGCGCGGCCGCGCTATTCTCCATGAGGCAGTACCAGTACGATCCTCCAGTTTCAGAGGTGTTCCATACCGGAGTGCCGGCCGGCAGCGCTGGCCCCGTCCACGCGGCCACTAGCTGCGCGACGTTTCCGCTGAACCCGGCGGCCGTCCAGGTGTCTGAATAAAATCCTGGGTAATCTCGCGACGTGTTCCGCGAATACCCGCCTATCGGGTAGGTCGCCTCTCCGTCGCTGTACGGCCCCCATGCCAGATGCCGGTAACCGCTGGCGTTGCTCCAGCCCGCCGCGGACGTCAGGGTTAGTGTGGTGTCGCCAGGGTTGAGCGGGAGCGCCAGCGTGGTCACTGTCCCGGTAACAGTTTGCGCCATGTGCCGGGAAATGACGCGCTGTTTGCGGTCGAGGTATTGAATCCCCAGGAACTGCCTGTTGCCCGCGCTCCACGCTGACCCATCA